ATTGGCTAGAATGGCGGCCCAAGCTGCGGGACTCAGAATTAACATGAGTGAAACTTTTGAATTTGCGGGAAAAGTATTTGACCCTGAAGGTGCTATTGATATGGTTGCGACTTTCCAAAGATTGGGGGTTGCCGCTGGTGATTTAGCAGACCCATTTAGATTAATGTATTTAGCTTCGGAAGACGTTGAAGAATTACAAAATCAAGTTGTAAACATGACTGAAAAGTTTGTACAATTTGATGAAAAAAATGGTAAGTTTAAAGTTTTACCAAACGCCAAACGTGATTTAATAGAGTTACAAAAAGCTACAGGATATCAATATGATGAATTGGTTAAAATGGGTGAGGGTGCTGCTAAATTACAACTTTTACAAAAAGATTTTAAAGTAGGTGGATTTGACAAAGAATCACAACAGTTTATTGCAAATGTTGCTCAGTATAGTAAAGAAAAAGGTGGTTTTACTGTTAAATTAGGTGTTGGTGATGAAAAATTAATTTCAGAACTTAATGTTGATGATTTTTCAAAAATAGAGGAATATAATAAACCTAAAAAATTAGAAGACTTAGCTAGAGACCAACTCAGCACAACACAATCTATTGAGTCCATGGTAAGACAATTTGTGTTTGGTGCGGCTGCTCCAATTGCGGGCTCAAGGTTTCCTAGTGATGTTAAAGATATGGAAAGAGCCATAAGTCTTGCGGGAAAAGCGGAAATTGATAAACTTATGGGAAATCCTCGTAATACAATCAAAACCATTGACTCAGGATATAAAAATTTATCCGGTGCCGCGATTGGCGCTTTTGAAGGAAAATTTTCATTTTCAGATGCTAAAAAAATGTTTGATGAAAGTACCAAAACAATATATGGTAATTTAGAAAAATTTGGACAAACTTTGGAAAGTATGTCTCTTTCTGACATTAAACCATTTATATCTGACAGCAATTTATTGGCAAAATCATTGGGCGCTGGTGCCGATGCTGTAGGTAGATTTACTGACAAACTTGATAATGCTTTTGCAACAGGTAAACCAATAAAAAATAATCCTTTAAATTCAAACACACCCAATCCAACCCCACAAAATTATACTTTAAATGGTGGTGTAAAAGTGGATGTGGATGTAAACGGTCTTGATAAAAATATTTCACCTGATTTATATCAAAAAATGATGGACGCAATTTCAAAAGCCGTGAAAGAGGCGATTGAAAAAGCATTACCACAAGGACAATACGGAAATGTACCTTCGTCAGTTCCACGATAAAAAATACAAAAGTTTCTATTTATTATAAAAACTAAACATGCCAAGCTATTTAACTCTCGCAGCAACTGAATTTGATAGGAGAAGAAATTTATTAAGAAATTTAAAACCCTATAGAAAACCTGGTGTTTTTACACCTTTGGGGCAACCTGCGGGAATTGATGAATATATTGAAAATGATTATGCGGTTGTAAATTCACCCGATAATTTAATTGATAATAGTCCATTTTCAGACCTTCTTTATCCAAGAAATAAATTTGGTCCTAATGGTGGTTATAATAAAGACATTAATGGTTTAGTTAATACTTTTCAAACTAAAAGTAATGTTGGTCCTTATGGTCCAACACCACCATTTACAGACGCATTACAATTATATTCAACAAGTTTTATTGGAAAGGCTTACATTAAAAACGCTTATGGTCCTGGTAGTGGTTCATATTCTTATTTTGAACTTTCAAACATAATTAAAACGCAATTGAATAGAACTTATTGGGAGCCAATGAGTTTTGTTCCTTCTTCTTATTCACCTTACGCAGTTCTATTACAAGCTGACCCTGCTGGTGATAATGGATTGGCATCCCAAGATTCTAAATTAGCTCAAATAGGTGTTAAAGGAGCAAAAGATTCGTTTCAACAAAGAGTTAATCAGAATATAAGAACTCAAACATTAGGGCGAATTAATATATTAGGGGGAATAAAAGACCCTATTCAATTAGCTTTATTAGTTGCGGGAAAAAGACCTTTAATTGCTCGTAATTTTAAAATTACTGTTGGCGGACAAAATATTTTATCACAAGGTCAAGATATTGTTGAAAGAATTGTTGGTTTTACGCTTCCAATTTCACCTATACCTGGAGATTATTTTCAAAGAAAAGATTACAATTCATCGCAATCGGCCACACGAGCTTTTAGTAACGGAAAAAGAGGAGGTCTATTTGGTTTACGAGGAAACAGACCAACAAACCCATCTCAATTATTTTTGGGATATACTGGTTCAGGTCAAAGAGAACAATTAACTAATAGTTTAGCAAACAACAAATATAGACCATATTATAATACGGGTGGTTCTGGTATTTTATCGGCTTTAGGTAATGCAATAACGGGTGCTTTTGCAAGAGACGAATCAGAAGGTAATTTTTATGTTGGAACCGCAGAAAGAGACCCGACATTTATTGCCTCACCAGCAGGACAAATTCCAATTGACCAATATGGTAATCAAGTTTTGGCCCCTGTTTATGGTCCTGACTTATTAGCCAAAGATTTTGAAGGTGAGGTAAATAATTTTATAACACCTTTTGCAAGAACAAGTAACTTTGCTGAAACAGGTGATTTATCTGGTGGTTTTTCTTGGGTAAGTGGTAAGTGGGCACCAAACTCAGGTAAACGAATGACCCCTAAGGGTGATTACGGGAGTGAAAGTCCTGATTGGAATCAAATATCGGGTTCATTTATTAAAGGTGAGTCAGATACAAAGACATTCAGACCGGGTTCAATATTAGATAACACTCAAAGATTAATTGATTCACAACCAAACAATGGGGGAAGATTTGCTCACGTTGGTAACGCCATACAACAAACATCAAAGATATTCAATGATGGTTACAAACAAATTACCAAGGGTTCACAAGTTATTAAATATTCTGACGGACAAACTAATGTTGGTATTGAATATTGTCGTATCTTCACAAAAGACACACCTTACTATACTTTTAATGATTTACAGAAAAAAGAAGGAAACATTAGAAAGTTTACATATTCTATTTTAGATTCAACATTTAATTTAAATATTGCACCTGAAAAGGGTGGTGATAGTTTAATTACTACAGGTTCAATCAATGGTATTACACAAGGAAGAGTTAAAAAATATATGTTTTCATTGGAGAACTTGGCGTGGAGAACAGGTTATAGACCGGGATATCGTGTTAGTGACCTTCCAGCGTGTGAACAAGGACCTAACGGTGGAAGAATCATGTGGTTCCCCCCATATGACTTATCATTCAATGAGGACGCAAGACCAGCCTTTAACGAAACCGCTTTTTTAGGAAGACCCGAACCAATTTATACATACAAAAATACATCTCGTACAGGTACATTAAAATGGAAGATTATTGTTGACCATCCATCTATCTTAGATTTGATTGTAAACAAAGTATTGGCTAATGAGGGTGATAGAGAAAAGGTTGATTCAATTGTTGATTCATTTTTTGCTGGATGTAAGAAATATGACTTGTATGAATTGGCAAAAATTTATAACACAGTTCCATTAACAGAATTACAAGCGTGGCAAGAATTACTTAACAACCCACAACTTACCAACGAACAATACACGGACGCTTTTAATAGTATTAATCCCGATGAAGGAACTGGTGGTGTAACAGGGGGTGCAACCACTGCTGGAACACCACAACTTACACTTGATGCATACAAATATTTAGGATTTTATTTTGATAATGATATTCCTGGCACAGACCCACAAGATACTACATCAACTAATTTCCAAACTGCGTATAACGCCTATACATCAATTACTAATAAACAATTATATAGTAGTATTTCTGGAACATCGGCAACAACATCAACATTTTTTACTGATATTGTTCAAGACAACTTTACACAAGTTTTGAAATTAATGGGTGAAATGTATAACGCATTAAAACAAAATCAAGTTGCACAAATTATTTTACAATTACAAGGTAGTGCTTCGTCACCACAAAAAAAGGTATACAACAAACATCTTTCATTAAGAAGAATTGATTCTGTTACACAATTTTTAAAAACATATCCGTTTGATGGAACAAACACATTGGGTGATTATGTTGGAACCAAAATATTAATATCTCCAAATGCGGTTGGGGAAGAAGTGACAATTAATACTCCAAAAGGAAAGACTGGAACATTTGGTTCGGTTAATTGTACGGAAGATTTTCCGCCAGGTTCACCATTGAGAGTTTATTCAACAAATGCTATGGCTTGTAGAGCGGTATTAATTACCGATATTACCGTAATATCACCTGAAACAAATCCATCACCATCTAACCCGGCACCAAATGTTGTTAATGTTAACAACCCACAACCTATTAAACCAAAACCACCAGTACCACAACCTACTCAAGATTTGTATAAAGGTGCATCTAAAAAGTTATTAAGATATCTTTTAAATGAGTGTGATTATTTTGAGGTGATGAAGTCTACGGACCCGTTCATTTATAGTTCAATTAAAGAAAAATTAAAATATTTCCAACCATCATTTCATTCAATGACACCAGAAGGATTAAACGCTCGTTTAACTTTCTTACAACAATGTACAAGACCTGGTGATACAATTCCAACCATAGGTCCAAAAGGTGAAAAATTATATAATGATTCTTTAAATACATCATTTGGGGCACCACCAGTCTTAGTATTAAGAGTGGGTGATTTTTATAACTCTAAGATAATACCAACAGGTGTTAATTTTGATTATGAAAAAACATGGGACATGAACCCTGAAGGCATTGGTTTCCAACCGATGTTGGTGAATGTTACATTATCATTTAACTTTGTTGGTGGTATGGGTCTTAAAAACCCAATTGATACCTTACAGAACGCTTTGACGTTTAACTATTATGCCAATACAGAAATGTATGATGAAAGAGCTGAGGCTACTGAAGACACAAGTAAACTTGATAAAGAAATTGTTAATGCGTTACAAAGACAACAACCAACAGTTGGTTTAACTAATCTTGATGACCAATTAAATACTGATGGTGGAAATACTATTGGTATACAAACAATTACAGGAACAACAGCAAGTGGAAATACTGGTACTTTAAAGTATGGACCATTTATGAATAAGTTTGTATCGCAAACACAAACTTATTATAACACAACCGTTAACACATTTGAAAATGTATTAACAAAGTATAACTATGGAATGTTATCTATGATAAATTCAAGTTCCGATAATAATCAATCTTATAATACTGGAAAATTTGAAAATATATTAGTAAATGTTTCTATTTGGGGTAAACCACAACGAACCCAACAATTAACTAACACCGCCTTTACAGCATTAATACAAGATGTTGAAGACCAATCGCTATCCATATTTTCATCAAAATATTTTACAAATCCGAGTATTACGGATGCACAAAAAAGATTATTTAAAAAGAATTATACTGATTATGTTAATACATATAAAAATTCGTTTTTGAATGATTTAACTGTTGATGTAAATACTTTAGTGACTTTACAACAAACGTATGTTTATAATGTGGATAGAATGAATTTTGTTACTCGCAGTAGTAGAAATGATGGAAAATTAGACAAACAAAATATTGCAATAATATACTCAATATCTGGAACACCTGAAACAGCACCAAATGGTACAGTTGTTGACAGTTTGAATTATTTGACGAGTAATTATAATGACATTGGTGATGATAATTCTTTATTTTTAAATGATGCATTACCGGCAGCTCAATTATATGTTACAAACGCATATAAAATAAATGTACCGGGGACTTGGACAATACCATCTAATTTTCCACAAATACAATTATTAAATCAATCTGTACAAAGAGAATATACAATGATGAGTAAAGCCTTATTATTTGATAGAGTAAACTTCATTTCAGGTTTAACACAAGGTTTAGATAGAGTTACTTCTAATGCTGTTGAATTTTATTACTCAACAGGAAGTGATTCTTTATTTAATCAATGGACAAATTTAAACAAGTTAGGTAAAGATTTAATTGTGAATTATAGAGCAAGTGTTTCGGGTCTTAAATATGAAAAATATACACCACCATTTGGAACTACTCTTAATAGAATTGCAATATTTGAAGAAAATCCAACCGCGACTAATGACATAAAGAACACATTGCAAAATATATATAGTAATAAAAATGATTCAGTCGCAACAAATCCTTTTAACTTTAAACGTAAATTCTTGTAATGGATACATATTATAACCGATACCAACAATTCTTAATAAATGGAGAACAAACTGTTGTTCCATTTACACCGTTGCCATCCAAAACATCAGACCAAAGATATGTTTATAGAACAGGTTTTAGTAGATTGGACAAAGTTTCACAAGAATATTATGGTACACCATTCTTTGGTTGGTTAATATTACAAGCAAATCCACAATATGGTGGTTTAGAATGGAATATACCTAACAATTCCATATTGACTATACCATATCCGCTTATATCTTCATTACAAGACTATAAAAATGGTTTAGACAATTATTTCTATTATTATGGCAGATAACATACAAGTTAACGACAATATATTAGTTGAATTAGATTATCAGAACATATGCTTAATTGACCCAAACAAAGTTGTTAATTTAGACGGAACTGTTCGTGAAAGACAAATTCATCCTGAAAATTTGGTAATGTATGCCAATTTGGAAGCAAAAATGATTCCAAGAAGTAAACTTGTTGTTGGTGCGGGATTTAATGATGCGGTTCAAACAACGCCAATAGCATCTATTAACTTCCTTAGACCAAATGGTGATACTATGTTATCTAATAAGTATCTTGACCAAATAACTGGTTTAAACAGTGTTAGTGGTAAGGGAACAAACCAACCACAATTAAATAATATAAGCCAACAAAACAAAACTGAGGACTTTTATGTTAAACAAAACACATCAAATAGGGTTGACACTGGTCTTTTAGGTATTGAATCAATTAAGATAAAGAACACTAGAAGTTTAACACCTACAGTTGATATTACTCTTGTTGATGTACAAGGAAGGGCTCTATTTGAAAAAGGTGAAAATTCTGAATATGCGGCATTCTTTAACCTACCCTACCCAACGTTTTATTTAACTTTAAAAGGGTATTATGGTAAGGCGGTTAAGTACCAACTTATAATGACAAATTTTTCAACTTCTTTTGATAGTAATACAGGAAACTATAGAGTTGATTTAAAATTTTATTCATACAAATATACTATTTTAGCCGAACTACAAATGGGAGCATTGTTTGCACTACCATTTATGTATACAACCGATTATAGAATTTCAACAACAACACCACAAACAGGTTCTGTAAACGCAGCAATTGATAGTAATAATTCAAATGGTAATCCTAATTTAAATCTAACACAATCAATAAGAAGTACAAAAGGTCAAGAAGAAATAACTAAAGTTTATAAGTTGTATAAAGCCCAAGGTTTAATTGACCAAAATTTACCCGAGTTGTCATTTCCTGAATTAAGAAATAGGTTATTTAGACTTGAAGAAAATATAAATAAAAGTTATGGTGAAGCGGATTTTACACCATTAACAAACATTAATACATATAGCTCTTATTTAACATCATTAAGAGATGATGTTCTTTCATCTGATGTTAATTCTTGGTTTGGACAGTATATTGACCAAGACAAAATATTTGTTTTAAATACTCAAAATACTGGTGGTGAGTCAAATATTATTACATACATTTATAAACCAAATATTATAAATGATAAACAATTATCACTTAACGCATACAATCAACTAAAAAAGATTGTTAGTGGGTATAAAGCAGAATTGGCTAGTAATGCAACTTTAGGTAAAAACGGTAGTTATATTATAGACGGAAAAACAACCCAATCTCAAATAAATACGTTATCAAGCTTAGAAATTGCTGTAGGAACAACCACATTAAATGTTGCCGATAGTGTTAGAAAAAGTTTATCAGTATTAGATATTGATTGGAATCAAACTTTTTTAGTAAGAGAGAAAAGAGAACCTTTACCCGGTGAAGTTCAAGCATTAATTTCAAAAGAATCACAATTCTTTATACCAATTGTTCTTTCTAATGCATCAACCACTAATTTCCCAACTTATAATTTTGTGTTTGATGGTACTTTTAGAGGTAAATCAACATTCAATAAAATTATTGATTTGACATATGCTGAAATTTCTAAAGTTAAAGAACAAGTAATAATTGAATTAGGTTTATTTTTGGAGAAAAAAATTGAAGGTGATAGTAATTTAGGTTTTAAACCAACTCTAAGAAACATTATGGCCATGATATTTGCATCCGCCGAAGCGTTTATTAGATTATTAGATAATGTTCATACTGAAGCTTGGAAACAAAGATTAAATCCAATACGACAAAGAGTTGTTGTAGATGGTGCAAAATCAAGTACTACAACTGAAAGTAAAAATTATGTCCAACAAAACAATAATAATACTGTTGCGACTGAACCAATATTTCCTTGGCCTCTTTATTTTGTTGAAACAAATTCACCAACAGGTGAACAATTTGAAATAAGATATTTGGGTGACTCTCGTGAAGTGGCGTTTACACGAGGAAATAATTTTGACATTTGGCCCGAAGTACAATTTGTTGAAGAATATATTAAAGGTTTGGCTCAAAGAATAACACCAACAATTACCCCAACGGGTTCACAAGATACTGGAAGAAGTATACAAAGGATATCAATAAACGCTGTTGATTTTCCGATGACAAATATACCATATTCTAACTATCAAACTGTTAAATTTTTATATGAAATATATGAGAGAGTTTTAATTGCGGTATATTATGATGGTATTGCGAAGAACTCATCAAAACAATTATCGGTTTATAAAACGTTGTCAGATATTGAAGTAACAAATATTACAACGTCATTAGCAAGTACAAGTCCATCTCTTACAAAGGTTCTAAAAAATCTTAATTTTAATTCAACGGATTATTTGGCAATACTTAGGAACATTTCAAATGATGGTACAGGTCCAAGTTGGCAACAATTTATTAGAGGTGAGTTCACATCTGAATATATGAGGACTATAACAACACAAGATTATAGTTTATTAAATGGTGGTGCTTTATACCAAAGTCAAAGTAGCCTAAGCACATCAAAAAATGTAAAATCTCTTGAAAACGTTGTACAATATTTGGATAGTAGTACGTCTAACGATACTACAAGTTTATTAGCTTTATATCCGTTTGTAAGTAATACTTGGTCGGCAGAAAATTTGTCTAATTCAAAACAAAACTTAGCAACAAGATATAGTACAACAAATAGTATTTTTATTAATGATAATAAAAAATTTATTACAAATTACCAACCAAATTTTGACCAAAACACAAATAGACCATTTGTGTCTTTCAACTTCTTATCTTCAAAAACGCCTGAAGTTGAAAATTCAAATTTTAAATTATTTTATGATAGTAGAAATATTACTAAAAATTATTTGGTGACAGAATCAATTGTTCAGTATAGTGGAAAAACTGGTAATATTGATGTGAATCAAACAACATCTATGTTGAATACACCATTTTTTACAAATGCGTTATTACAAAGTATTAACTATGATAGATTAAATACGACACAGTATCCTTATGTTGCACCAGCTTATTTGTTATTAAATTCATTACCATTATCAACACTTAGAGAACAGTATAAAAATGTTGGTAAAGCTCTTTCAGAAATTACTAATGTTAATGATTTAAATACAGATTTAGATTATTTATTTGCTGCATTTACACAATATGGTGCAATACATAAAATACCATACGCATGGGTATTAAAATATGGTTCAATATGGCACCGTTATAAAAAATATATTACAGATAATATTGATATATTAGACTCAAATGTTTGGACAAATGTAAATATACCATCACTTTATGACCCAAATGGTTCCAACTTACAAAAACAATATACATTTTTAAATCAAGACAATGTTTCTGTTGAAATTGTTGCTCAAAAATCGGTAACATCTACATCAACATTTGGTGTTAACAATACAATCTCAACTGTTAATATTGGGTTCTATCCAAAAGTTGTTAATGAACTTTACTATATGATGACAGGAACAGATTTGTTTACAACATATAGTGATGCTGAAATGCAAAGTGCTGTAAATTCAGGAATGAATGTGGATTATATTACTAAGTCACAGATTGTATTACCATTTGGTTTTGATAATAATAATTTATCAAGAGCCCTTAATTATAATACTTGGTATGTAAGTTTTGACACAAAAGAATCACCAGCATTTCAAAATGTTGGAACAAACAAAACTGTTGTTATTCCTTCATTTGGTAGTAATTACAACCAAGTAAGTCGCGAATGTTTTGTACCTTCATCTACAGGTCTTATTATGACCCAAGAAATAGATAATAATAGTGCAATCTTTAATGGTTCTGTTAGAACATTTTGGAATGCTCCAAATTATGGGTATTTTGAACTATCAAGTATTACCAAACCAAACTATGATGAATATTTTAAATTTGTTAATAGTACTAATGTACAAAATTCATTTGAATTAAGTCAGAAATATTCAAACATTGAAGAAATTTTCGGGGTTTTTAAAACAGAAATTTTAGATACGTTTGAGCAAGAATTTTTGAATTTCAGTAAATCTGTGAGAGATTTAAGTGCGGATGATATAATAGGTAATGCGTTAATTGCTGGAGTATCAAACACAAACTTTCAAACTTTATTGACAAAACTTTTAACAATTGATGTTGTTGATAATACAATAAATCAAACTGATTATGTAACTAAAGTTGCTAATGTTCAAATGAACAATATGACAACTATTTTAAATGATTTTATAAATGCTGACATATGTTTCAAATATGGTAATCCTGGTAATTTTAATAGAAAAGTGTTTGGAACATTTACAACTTTACCAACACCATATAAAGTTGTTGACCCATACACATACAACGCATATGTTCAAGATACATTACCAACAGATGGTGGTAATGTGACTTTGGTGCAGTCTAAAGCAAATAACCCAACAGCGTGGAACGCCATGTATCTTAATGTTGGATTTGCTGATGAGGCGGGCATGGCATATAGTAATAATGGAAGTTATTATACTGACTTTTTCCCAACAATGAACGTTGAATTTACAGAAACAAATGTTAAAACGTTTGCTCCTTTAATAAAAATATTTGGAACCCAAAAATACAACCTTAGGAGTCAGTTTCCTGTTGATACTTACAGTAAAGCCGATTTTACGGACTCGTTAAATAATTTTTATTTACAACGTAATGGATATCTAAATGATGTGATTAACCAAGTATTCTCTTCATTACAAAAAGATTTACCAAATGTTAGCGAGACCGTAGAAAAACCAATTTTTTCGGCAATAGATGGTCTACAACCAAAAGTTGAATTGTATGAAAGTTTTAAAGCCTTTAATGATAAATGGATTGCAGGACTTGAAATAACAGAAAGAACTTTATATCAAGACGTTATGTTCTTAGATAGAGCAAACAATGATATTGGTGATAAAGTTTTAGTTGATGTTTTTAAATTAATTGATTTCTTCTCGGGAACCACATCGGTTAATACAAGAGTTATTGATTTTATTTCACAAATTGTTGCCGATAATAAATTTATTATGATGCCACTACCAGCTTATGTTAATTTTTGGGGTGTGGGTGAAGTAAAACAAGGGGTAACACCAAACGCCGAATCAAGTGAGTCTTTAGCAAATTCAATGTTTGGAACTTATTTAGATGTTGATACAAGATATTCAGAACCAAAATTTGTTTGTTATTACGCAGGTAAACCAAGTGAACACTTGGACATGAGAGAAGCTAAAGATTATAGATGGAGAACAGATGCATTTGATATCGCAAGTCCGGCATCAAACCCAATTATAGTAAATCTAATTAACAAAAAAGATTGGGGAATCTCCAATAAAATTGTTGGTTTTAATGTTGATTTTGGAACAAGAAACCAAACAATATTTTCAAGTATTCAACTTGACCAAAATCCAGCTGCGGCAACAACCGAATCAAATAAAGTTATCGCTGATATGGCAAACGCGGCTGCGGGAAGAAGAACAAATACCCAAAGTGTCAGCCTTTATAATTTATATAAAAATAGAAGTTATGAATGTAGAGTTGAAGCTATGGGTAACATGATGATTCAACCAACACAATATTTTAACCTTAGATATGTTCCAATGTTTAGAGGACCATACATGGTTCAATCGGTAGAACACATTATAGAACCCGGTACATTTAAAACTTTTTTTAGTGGTATAAGAATGCCAATATATTCATTACCATTAATAACACAACAAATCATGTCAATAAATCAAAATTTATTGAGTGAACTTGCACAAAGTGTGTTTAGATTAAAAGAAACTTCGGTTACAACGGCACAACCGGCGGTTAACATAATTACAATTGGAAATAATATCCAAGTTAATACAAAATATAACACAGCACCATTTATTAAATGTTATAAAGATATTACTGTCGCTGATGTTGCATACCAACAATTTACAGGTATTGAAAATCAATCATTTAACATATCTATTTCAGACTTTGCTAAATTATTAAGAACCCGTGTGAATAATCCAATTGCTAGACTTATGGTATTTTATACCGCATATCTTAATGGTCATGATGATAAAATTTTATATACTTATAATCATGATTTAGGTAACACCCCTTTGGGTGGAGTCCCACATCCACAAATAAATTATGCTGGTAGAAAAGTTTATTTTACAACAAATTATGCTTGTAAAACAAATCAAAATGGTTATACAACGCCACACGCTGTTTTTGAATCGTTTGAGAAGTCTATAGATTTTATTTATAACTACTTTTATAACCCAACAAAACCAGTCAATAGTTTATTGTATACGTTATATCCAAATTGGGATATTAAGGATGAAGTAAATACTCCAATTCAAATGGCTTATACTTGGGTCTATTATTGGCCAACTCAAAATTATACGTCAGAAAAAGAATTGGGTACATTCTTGAGTCAAAATGAAAGTACAAGAGCTAAATTGTTTGATTCTGCGTCTAAAGTTATTCAACTTTGTAAAACATATAACCTTATTTAAAATAAATGATATTTATAAAGAAAGAATGTTATGGATATTAAAACACATTTAGACAATTATCTTGGAAGAAACTCAAGATACACAGAAAAAAATACAGAAAATGGTGTCACTGAAGTTTGTGATTTAAACAGTGGTGAGTGTTATACTGTAAGACAAAAAGATGGTCTTATAGAGAGAGTTGACAACACAATGAAAACAAATAGAAAAGTCCAAGTTGAAACACCACAAGGATTTAAACAATTATTAAACGGTTAAACAATGGCTATAGATAGAAAAATTATTGAAGAAATTAAAAGACACAATAAAATAAATTCTTACATTATGGAACAAGATGCTATTCCAGCACCTGGTGATGTTCCAGCTCCGATTGACGCTCCAACACCTGCAGGACCAGAATCAGACCCGACAATTGCCGAGCCAATCCCAACACCTGAAGTGATTGATGTTGACCAAGATTCTGAGGTAGAAAAAATTGATAATGATGGTAAATCTGAAACAACTAATGATGAGTCAGGAAGTGAAGAGTTAGATATTACTGACTTAGTTACTAGTCAAAAGAATATTGAAAACAAACAACAAGAATATTTTGACATGATGTTTAAACAAATTGAAGACATGCAAGGTAAGTTAAATTCTATGGACCAAGTTTTTGAGAAATTAAATTCAATGGAAGAAAAGATTGAAAAATACAGACCAAAAACCGCTCAAGAAAAATTAGAATTAAGAAGTCTTGATAGTGGACCATTTAATCAAAAACTTTCAAATTTCTTTGATGACAAACAAGATGATATGGAAAAATCGGGTAAAAATGAATATGTTTTAACATCTGATGAAGTAGAACAAATTGTTCCATCTGAAGTTAAAAAAACATTTGACAATTACGGAGACGAACCAACCCAAACATCTTTTAGAGTGGGTTGATTTTAAAAAAAATTTTACTATACTTTAGGGGTCATATTGTGACCCTTTTTTATTTGGTAAACAATTTGACGAACACTAAAAATTAACCTATACTTAAATAACTAAAAAACAAAATTATGATGAGTTCACTTGACGCAGTACTTTCACAGTACGAAAAAAACACACAATCTTTCGGAGACGCAAACAAAATGTCTCAAGAGGAAAGAATGAAAAAGTATTTCGCTTGTATCCTTCCACAAGGCCAAGCTCAAGGACAACGTAGAGTACGTATCCTCCCTACACCCGATGGTTCTTCACCTTTCAAAGAGGTTTGGTACCATGAATTACAAGTGGGTGGTAAATGGCAAAAATTCTATGACCCAGGTAAGAACGACAATGAACGTTCACCGTTGAATGAAGTTCATGAAGAACTTATGTCAACAGGAAAAGAATCTGACAAAGAATTGGCTAAACAATACAAATCACGTAAATTTTACATCGTGAAAGTTATTGACCGTGATGCTGAAGAAGAAGGAGTAAAATTCTGGCGTTTCAAACACAATTACAAGAACGATGGTATCTTAGACAAAATTATTCCAATTTGGAGACAAAAGGGTGATATTACTGACTCCGATAAAGGTAGAGACCTTATTGTACAGTTGGTTAAATCTAAAACACCTGGTGGAAAAGATTACACATCAATTCAGACAATCATGCACGATGACCCAACATCACTTCATGAAAATGCGGCAACTAAAGAAGAGTGGTTGAAAGACGCTTTGACTTGGGCTGACGTTTATTCTAAAAAACCTGTTGAATATTTGGAAGCACTTTCTCGTGGAGAAGAACCACGTTGGGATTCTGAAACAGGTAAATACTTGTATGGTGATTCAGGAGATATGATGATGGGTGGTTCTAAATCAGCACCTGCAACTCCTGCGGACCCACAATTATTTGACGAACCTGCTGAGGACTTACCGTTCTAATAAAACAAAACATCATGTATGGTATCATGTACGGTACCATACATGATTAATTTACAACACATATGGCAATCAAGAAAAACGATTTTAATTCAGTAAAGAAGAAATTCTCAACTTCGGCGAAGTATAAACCACAAAGATACTTTGACTTGGGTAAAGATTTCTTGGACGCTGTAGGACTACCAGGACCCGCTATAGGACACTTAAACATGTTCTTGGGTCACTCTGATACAGGTAAGACAACAGCTCTTGTAAAAGCGGCCGTATCAGCTCAGAAACAAAATATTCTTCCTGTTTTTATTATTACCGAACAGAAATGGAGTTTTGAACACGCAAGACTTATGGGTTTTGATTGTGACGAAGTAGTTGACCCCGAAACAGGAGAGTTAGATTGGGATGGATTCTTTATCTTCAATAACAACTTCTCTTACATTGAACAAATCACAGATTATATTAATAGTTTGTTGGATGCTCAAGAAAAAGGTGAATTGGAATATGATTTATTGTTCCTTTGGGATTCAGTAGGTTCGGTTCCTTGTAAGATGACTTACGAAGGTAAAGGTGGTAAACAACACAACGCTGCGGTTCTTGCCGACAAGATTGGAATGGGTATCAACCAACGTATTTCAGGTTCTCGTAAATCCGATTCAAAATATGAAAACACATTGGTTATTGTTAATCAACCTTGGGTTGAACTTCCTGACAATCCATTTGGACAACCAAAGATTAAGGCAAAAGGGGGTGAAGCGATTTGGTTAAACTCATCTTTGGTATTCTTATTTGGTAATCAAAAAGGTGCGGGAACAAACAAAATTTCTGCAACAAAAGACAAAAGAACTGTTAAATTTGCAATCCGTACAAAAGTTTCTGTTATGAAAAACCACATCAATGGTTTGGGATATGAGGATGGAAAAATCATCGTAACACCACACGGATTCTTGGCAGGAAAAGATGCGGCTGAAGAGAAAGTATCTATTGAACAATACAAGAAAGAAAACGCTGAGTATTGGAAAGAGATTATTGGTGCTGATGGAGATTTCAGCTTGTTTGAGGAAAAAGAAAGTGAAACAGTATAAACAATAAATTGTGAAGACACTCTTAGTAGATGGTGATAACCTATTTAAAATTGGATTCCACGGGGTTAGAGACCTCTTTGTAGAAGGAAACCATATTGGGGGTGTCTTCCACTTTGTTAATACATTACGTAAACAAATTGATGAACACAACTACGACAAAGTCTTGGTATTTTGGGACGGTGACGACAACGCATCCGTGCGTCGTCAGATATATCCTAATTACAAATTAAATAGACGACAAGGTATGAACGAGTATAAACTTGAATCATACCATAGCCAAAAATCACGAGTAAAAGAATACATTGAAGAATGTTTTATTCGTCAAATAAAAGTAGATATGAACGAGTCTGATGACTTAATTGCATACTACTGTAAAATAGCTACAGAAGAAAAGAAAACTATCTTATCAGCTGATAAAGATTTACTTCAGTTGGTTGATGAAAATACAACCATCTATTCTCCAATCGCAAAAGTACATTACACTCACGGTAAGAAAGTAAAAATTGGTACATATGAGATGCCAGCTTGTAACATTTTACCATATAAAATTGTTACAGGAGATAAGTCCGATAATATAAATGGAATATATTATTTCGGAGAGAAAACATTAATCAAATATTTTCCCGAGTTCCTTGACAAACCTGTTAATATTAATGATATTTTAACAAAGGCAAGAGAATTGCTGAAAGAAGACGAAAAGAACACGGCACTCAAAAACTTAATAAGTGGAAAAACAAAAGACGGAATTTACGGAGAAGAATTTTTTCAAATCAATGAAAAAATCGTGGACTTACAGAACCCACTTATTTCTGATGATGGTAAAGGAATTGTTGAACAATATTATGCCGACACTTTAGACCCCGAAGGTAGGGGTTACAAAAATCTAATACGTATGATGACTGACGATGGGTTCTTCAAGTACCTTGGAACAAGTGACGATGAATTTTTAAGATTCATTCAACCATTTATGAAATTAACGAGAAAAGAAAAAAGAAAATTTAGAGAAGAAAAATAACACAATATAATAATAAAAAAATGAAAGAAACAGATGTAATTAAAATGGAATTCCTAATCACATTGAACGACAACATTGTTATTCAAAGGTATTTCAATGTTCGTGGGTATAACCCAATGGCTAAAAACTCATTGGATATGTCCTACTACTTAAAAGATTTCGTATCCACCTTTGAATACGAACAAAAAATGCGTTCAGTAGTCTATCTTTTGGAAAACCAAGAACAAATTTTTGAGGACGCAAATGTACTTGATACTTCAAATACTAACGGTCCTGAAATTTTTAATTTCTATATTAAACTTGGTGAACAGACAATTTGTCATAGAATATTAAATGCCAAAATTTTACCACCTAAGATAAGATACACCGTAGACATACGCCAGCAAGTAAAAAGTGTATTAAGGGACTTAACTGACATTTTTTCAGGTGAAAGTTTTGTTACTACTTACATGGATTATAGCTTAGTATAATAGTATTTATCACTACCAGTAAAAACAATAAATTATGTCAAACAAGAATTTTGAATATCTAGGTAATACCTTCCAACTCCAGCTACTAAATCAAATAATTTTAGACAAAGATTTCGCACATTCTATCATTGACGTAATTGAACCATCACATTTTGAGAACAGATACTTTAAAACATTACTCCAACTTATTAAGGAGTATTATATAAAGTATGATTGTACTCCTTCTTTTGAGACACTTTCACAAATGGTGAAGAGTGAATTCCCTCAAGAGTTAATGTTAAAAATTCTTAACGACACCATTAAACAAGTAAAAGATGCACCTACTGATGGAGCGTCTTTCGTACAAGAGAAATCTCTTAAGTTCTGTAAACAACAAGAGTTACAGAAGGCGATTACAAAATCACAAAAAATTCTTGACAATGGCGAATTTGAAAACTATGACAAACTTGAGGAATTGGTAAGAACCGCTCTACAAGTGGGGGAGAACAATAACAAAATTGAAGACGTGTTTACAAACTTGGAGGACGTGTTAAATGAAGATTTCCGTCACCCAATTCCTATGGGAATTACAGGAATTGATAAACTACTTAAGGGTGGTTTAGCAAAAGGAGAACTCGGTGTAATCTTAGCACCAACTGGGGTAGGTAAAACTACGGTTCTTTCCAAAATTGCTAATTCCGCATTTAACAACGGATACGATGTATTACAATTGTTTTTTGAGGACAACCCAAAAGTAATTCAAAGAAAACACTTCACTATGTGGACAGGTATCGCTCCTGATTTATTACCACTACATAGAGAAGAGGTTTTAGAAAAAGCACGTGTGGTAAGAGAAGAAATGACTAATAAGTTGTTTCTTAAAAAATTACCTTCAGACCAACACACTATGACCCAAATCAAAAACATGATTCGTAAGATGATTGCTGATGGTCACAATATTGACATGATAGTCTTGGACTATATTGACTGTATTGTACCAGATAAAAACATGGGTGATGAGTGGAAAAGTGAAGGTTCAGTTATGAGAGGATTTGAGGCATTATGTCACGAATTGTCTGTTGTGGGTTGGACCGCAACACAGGGTAACAGAAGCTCTATATCTTCTGAGGTTGTTACCACCGACCAAATGGGTGGTTCTATTAAAAAGGCACAAGTTGGACACGTTATCATTTCCGTGGCTAAAACTTTACAACAAAAAGAAATGAACTTAGCAACCATCGCTATTACCAAATCACGTTTGGGCAAAGACGGGGTCATATTTGAGAACTGTAAGTTTGATAATGAACTTCTTGAAATTGATACTGAAAGTTCAGTAACATTCTTAGGATTTGAAGAAAAGAAAGAAGAACAAAAACGAGACCGAATTAAAGAATTGATGGAAAAAAGAAAACAAAAGGAGCAAGAAACTAACTTGAATTAACAAACAAAAACAATTATAATTAACAAAATGGACGCATCACAAAAGATATTGTCAGACCTAACTGTCTACATGAAGTACGCAAAATTCATCCCCGAGTTAGAAAGAAGAGAAACTTGGGAAGAACTTGTAACAAGAAACATGAACATGCATATTAAGAAATACCCACAAATCGCAGGTGAGATTGTGGACGTATATCAATATGTGTATAATAAAAAAGTATTACCTTCAATGAGGTCAATGCAATTTGGTGGTAAACCAATTGAGATTTCTCCAAACAGAATCTACAACTGTGCTTACTTACCTATTGACCACTTGGACGCTTTTTCAGAATCAATGTTCTTATTATTGGGTGGAACTGGAGTAGGATACTCAGTTCAAAAACACCACGTAGAAAAACTTCCTGAAATTAGAAAACCTAACCCGAATAGAACACGAAGATTCTTGGTTGGGGATTCTATTGAAGGTTGGGCTGACGCAATTAAAGTATTAATGAAGTCTTACTTTGGTGAACACTTATCAACACCTGAGTTTGATTTCTCAGACGTTAGACCAAAAGGAGCACAACTTGTAACATCAGGTGGTAAAGCACCTGGTCCTCAACCATTGAAGGACTGTATTCATAAACTAAAAGGTATGTTGGACGCTAAAGAAGATGGTGAAAAAATGACACCGATTGAAGTTCACGATATGGTATGTCACATTGCAGACGCAGTTCTTGCAGGTGGAATTCGTAGAGCGGCTCTGATTTCTTTATTCAGTGCTGATGACCACGAGATGATTGCTTGTAAAGCAGGAGCTTGGTGGGAAACAAATCCACAAAGAGGAAGAGCAAACAATTCTGCGGCTTTGGTTAGACACAAAATTACAAAAGAATTCTTTATGGATTTATGGAAACGTGTTGAAGCATCGGGAGCTGGTGAACCTGGTATTTATTTCACAAACGATAAAGATTGGGGAACCAACCCATGTTGTGAAATTGCTTTGAGACCAAACCAATTCTGTAACTTATGTGAGGTAAATGTTTCTGACATTGAATCACAAGAAGATTTGAATAACCGTGTTAAAGCGGCGGCTTTCATTGGAACACTTCAAGCAGGTTATACTGATTTTCATTACTTAAGAGATG